AAATGCATTTACTAATTGATTGTATTCATCATTAAATAACGCAGCAGTTATAGTATCTCCATCTGCAAACGAACTCTGTCGTGTATATGTTTGTGCCATTTATTATCTCCTGCCTGAAGGTATATAGTCTACGTAAAAACCATTTATAGTGTATGGTGGCTTTGTATCATCACTTATAATGGTAAAATTATTACTTGTTCCACTCCCTTGTAATGGAACTCTTATTAAAGGGTTATCTCCACCACCAAATACGTTTGTATTAAATAGTGCATCACCAAACTTTGAAGGAGGATTTATAACTCCTATATCAAATAAGTCTGGAGGTTGAGGTATATCTGTATTTCCGTAATCAAATCTAACTTGTACATCTGGTTCTACAATTCCTTCTGCACTTGCAGAGACTCTAACATAATGTAAAGTTTTTAATGTTCCTAAGTCTCCATAATCATAGTTAGGTGTTTCGTAACGTGCAAGTATGTTTGTTCCATCAAAACTATTTCCTGTATCATGTTTGTAAAGGTATCCATTTGTACTTCCATGATAATATTGTTCAACACCATTTTGGTCAAAGCCTGAACCTATTTCAGTAACTTCTAGACTTCTTGTTTCTGACCATTGAAACCCATCAGGTCTTAATGTTCCTATTATTCCTTTTTGTTGTGTTTGTTCTAAACTAGAATCAGTATAAAATAATCTATACTGAGACTTATCTCTTAAAACAACACTACTTATTATATAGCTATTTATGCTTTCTGTCAAGTTAGTTACTAAAGGTTGTATAGCTTTACTAACTGTACCTAACTCAACGTCACCAATTCTTGCTGTACCTGCAACTGTTCTTAAACCATCAGGTGCTAAAAATATTAAGTCACCACCAATCTCTTGAATACTATATCCACTTAAACAACCTACGTTTTCAGTAATAGGGTCAATACGAATACTACCACTATCATTTATATTAATAAGCTTGTGTATACTATTTTCTGCAAAGACTATTAAATCTTCACGGAAACCTTTGATGCCTTGTATTTGGTCTGATATTGTAACTGCACCTGCACCAGAACCTGTAAAGTTATCAGGGTCATTATAGACACTATAATAAACTGTATTTAAATTATCTTCAACTCCTGAAGCTATTAAGTGATGGTCATGTATAGTAATATACTTAACATGCTTTGTTCCTGTTACTGTAATTTCATTAGCAAAAAATGTTCTAGTATCTAAATCACCTGTGCCTTCCATACGAAAGCTGTATAACTTATTTGCACCATCAGCTATAATTACTTCACCATATTCGTATGTAGGTCCTTCAAATAAAACAAACTGGCATTGTCCTTGTCCAGTTCTTGTAAGTATACTACGTCCTGTAAATGCTGTATGGTCATCTCCACTTCCTGCAACTGAACTTCTATTTATTTGTAACCAACTTGTGCCTGTGTTACTAAAATAAATATTTGTACCTGCTGTTACAATAACTCCATCAGCATACGGAAATACACCTAATATTGTTGTTGCACTTCCTGTAGGCTGTACAGAACTTGTAGTTCCATATTTTTCAAAACCATTTATACGTCTGTATCCACCCTCTGTAGATACTTCAAAGTTTCTTAAATCTTTTGCAACTCCGGGAGTCTTAAGTAAATCTATAACATTAGATGAACTTACGAGTCCTCCATTAACTGCAACTGTATATGGTTGAGATGCGGGCATATTTAGAAGTACATCCTATCATCACCTACATATTTAGGAGCAGGATTAATTAAATTAGACTTCATTTGTTTCATGCTTTTTTTATAATCATCCATAGCAAAAGCTGCTTGTTGTGGGCTTTCTTTAAATTGCCACACATAATAACGAGCTTTAGCAGTTATTACATTAGAGTACTGGTCAGGTAATACTATTTCATCACTATAAGCTGATAAGGCTGTGGGTGCAGCGTATGCATAAAAATGCACATTATAAACCTTATCAGGTATAGGACTCAATCCAAACTTACGATGATCAGGACTACGAATAATATATTTAGGTTCTCCATACTGTTGCGTGTCTGCATCATCATCATTTTCAGAATCTCTTAAGTATCTAGTCCAATCGTCTAATGTAATAAATGTTAATCCTCTTGAGGTATACGGAGCAGTTTCACCACTTACTCCAATTGTTGTTAAATAAAAATCATCCCAATCTATAGAAGCATAGTCAGTTGTAATACTCGAACTACCAGACTTTAACAAGTACCATCTAGTTCCTGCTACACTTGGTACAGTTACATTACCATAGAAAGGGTCTGTTTCTCCACTAGCTGCAACTGCAAAGAAAGGAAGTTGTGGTTCTTCGTTTGCAATATCATTAATAGATTTATTAATAGAATTTTTAACAAAGCTTTGAATACCTTTCGCACTTGCAAAAGTTGCAGAAGTTAGTTCAATCTCGTTAAGTTCTCTAAGAACATCGTTAGTTAGTGTAAGAAATGTTGTTGCCATTATTTTTTATGTTTCTTTTGAACTGCAAAATTAGCAGTAAGACTTGCACCTTTATGTTTAACAAACTTACCAGTGTGCTTCATTAATTTATGTTCTTTACCATCTTTCATCCAATGGTAGCCTTTAGGTGCTGTTACTTTCATTTTAGCAAGGTTTAGCTTTAGGCATTACTTCCCCACCTTTTTTGTACATTGTACGTCCACCCATACCTTTTTTAACACGTTTTGTTCCGTATCCACCATCCATTTTCTTCATTCGTTTTTCGTACATATTATATCTCCTAATTAAAAAGTGTAAGGGGGAAGCGAACACATGATTCCTTCCCCACTTACAGGGTTGCTTAGTCTATTACATAGAAAGCACCTGCAAGAGCTTCAGGTCTAAGTACTTGTGCACCATAAACGTGAAGACCTCTTACTATATCACCAAATGAATCAGGGTCACGAATGACTTCTGTTGATGTTATAGCTTGGGCAGTTGCTGTAGATGAGATGTGACCTGCCATAACTTTGCCAGTAGCATTAGATGTTGCTGCGACATTGTTAGACTTGTACATATCAAATCCACGTAATTTACCACTTGATACTAAACCATTTCTCAATGATCCTTGACCTGCATTGAAGTCAACGGATAACATTTTAGAACCAGATTGTGACAACTCTTCGTAGAACGAAGGTGGTGCTAAGAACCATCTTCCTTCTTCAGGGATGTTCTGATCATCTAGTTTTCTGGCTAATCTAGCCATTAGGTCTAAAGCATCTACACCAGTTCCATCAGAACCTAATAGGTCAACAGAGTTCGTTGCGTGTGCAAGTGTTGCATCAGCAGTCGCGCTGTCAGAACCGATCAAGTGATCAGGTGATGAAGTAGATATTCCTGCAAACATTTCTGCGATTACACCTTCGTCAAACGCATCTTTTAATGCGTATGCAGCAGATGAACTAGCTACTTCTTTAAAGTTCACGTGAGACATTGAAGTTTCAATATCATCAACGATGAATTTAAAAGCGTTAGCTATATCAACAACTAGAGACAGTTCTTGGTCTGTCAAAGCTGTTTTAGTTACGTTTGCTCCCCTTTCATACTGATAAACAGTAATTTCAGGTTCTTTAATGATTCTTACAGTATCTCCATAAGCAGATATTTCTCCTGAGTAATCAGTATTAGTGATTGCTTCTGCTACCGAAGCTTTTCTGAAAAAGTTTAAAACCTTTTTAGAATAGACTTCAGGTAAAAAGAAGGAGTTAGTTTGTCCACTTACAGAATTACCAAAGTTACCATTAGTATCAGTCGATTGCTCAAATAGAGCGTCAGATTGATTATATGCCATAATTATTCTCCTTGAATATTATATATTTGGTTATTATCTAATTCTGCCTTCTTCTTGGGCTTTGTCGATTTCTTTTTCAAGTCTATCGTATTCGTCCATTGAGAGGGCAGCAATTTCTTGTTGTGTCCAAATCTTCGGCTGTTTCTCATCTACTGTTGTTGTCTTAGTAGACACCATATCAGCAGCAGAGGTTTGCCTAGATTTATCTCGGTTTGGTTGTACAGATGCGATTCCATTTTCCAATTTAAATAGATCGATGGCTTTACTTGCTAGAGATGCATTATTAGGATTATTATAAATCCAATCTTTTATCTGATCAGGTTGAGCTTCTGCCCAATCATGAAATTGATCACTATTTCGTAACTCTTCAAAGTCAGGATGTTTAGTCACTAAATCTTTTTCAGCTTCACGTTTAAGTATTTCTGTTTCACGACTTTGCATAAGGTCTAACCTTTCTTGAAGAGCAGCTACTTTACTTTCACCTTGTAGGTGTGCTACAGTTTCTACTACTTCATAAACATCAGGATACTCAGCTTTAAATTGTTCTAGTTCTTCAGCAGACTTAGGAGCAGTATACTCCGGTCTATTTGCTACAGCTTCTTGGAGCAATTCTTGTTCTCTGTTTTTAAATTCAGAGAGCCTAGTATCATAATGCTTTTTCAAGTCATCATATCTTTTTTTGTAATCTGGACGTTTGTAAGCTTGATCTTCTGTTTTAGTATCAGCTTCCGCTTCTACTTCTGTTTCTACAGACTCAGCTTGTGAACGTTCAAAAAACAATCCTTCTGCCGTATCTCCATGTTTAGGCATTACATTATCTGTGTGCCATGTTTTTTTCTGGTTATACGGATTGGGAGTTGGTTCTACAGTTTCTTCCTGTATTTGTTCAACTTCTGCCATTTCTTTTCTCCTTAAGGGCTTGTGCTATTTCCAAGGTAGCCTATTCTAAAAACGTCTTTTTTATTAGGGGCTTGTCTTACAAGGTAGCTAAAGGTTATAAATTTGATAGGGGTTACTGACGTAAGTAGCCTATCAGTTGTTAGCTTCTGACGTGTCTTTGATAAGGGTCAAGCATCATGTCTTCTTTTATCGCAGCCTTTATAGGGCTTTGTTGAGCTCTCGGCATTACTGCTCCGTTATCAACTGTGCTTTTAGTTACATTAATGTTTTGTTGTATTGGCTCTTTAGGAGCAGCCATTACTTCTTTCTCTTCTCTTATCATACCACCATCATAAGCCATTTGTCTTTCATCTGCAGCAGCTTCTGCATCTTTCATCATAGACATTAAATTGTCTGATCCGATTTCTTCAGTTGCTTTTGCAGTTATAACAAATTCTCCATCCGATAACCTTGCAGGTATCGAATCGGATTTTCCAGTTCCCGGACCTTCTATAGTTCCTGAACCTGAAAATTCGTGTGCTGTCTCGACAACTTGATCAAAGATTACGCTTAATCTATCATCTTTTTCGAGAGCATCTATTAAATAATTTCTATCTTCATTAGACAATGTTTCTTCAACAACATAGTCTACATAGTCTTCTTCCATCTCCTCATCAGGAAGCATTGTTTGTTCTTGTTCCATTCCCATCAACATATCCATTTGTTGATTCATTTCTCCACCTTCTGCTTTAGCTGATCTTAACATTTTAAAATCGTTAGCATCTATTGAGCCACTATTATTCTTGTCAAGTTTAGCCTGTCCTCCAACTAACATTGTAGCCCTGCCTGTCCTAGCCCCTAATGGATTAGCTGCTTCTTGTTCAGGTCTTTTAGCTAATACTTCTGCACGTCTTTCTTCAAATCTTCTATCACGTTCTTTTTTTAATTCAGTTTCTATTTCCGCTCCTGTATAAAGACTACTTGCATTTCTTTTTAATTCTGTTTTAAATTTATCAAGTTCTTTTTGTGGATAATCACTTTCTTCTCTATCTACTTGAGCAATAATAGATAGCATAAGTTTATCTTGATTAGCTTGTCTTTTTTCTTCTTGCGTCATTGCCATTATATATTTTCCTTTCTATTTAGAGCTTCGTCTACTCTACTCTCCAACTGCTCTAGGTGTACCAGAGAATTCAGCTTCCCCTGACTGCGGTATATTTCCAGTTCCGATGTTGCCACCGCCAGTACCTGTAACTCCAAGGTCTTGAGGTGGTTGAGGTACTCCAGTAAGACCGCCCATTCCTTCTTGTTCTTGACCATTGGGGCTAGCTTCCGCGCCTGATTCTTGTCCAACATTATTTTGCATTCCTATTATTTGTGCCATCATTGCAGCCTCTTCAGGATCGTTGAGTATTTCATCAGGATCAAGATCAAGACTGTAGGCAAGTTCACTAATTAATTTAGACATCTTAACAAACGGAGCAATAGCAGGATTCTGTGCAGTTTGTAAGAATGTGGTTAGTCTTTGTGACCTTACTTCTTTCTGCATTAAACTATTTGTTCCAGTTGCATTAACTTCTAAATCTCCTACGATTCCTAACTTATCTTCTAAGAATTGCATATTCCATTGGAAGTATGCTTCACCTAAAGGCTTAAGTAAAAAATCATCTAAGTTCTTAATAACAGTTTTAATATTAAGACTTGCTGCACCTAATAACATAGACATTCCTGATGCAGTTCTAGTCATACTCTGTACTCCTGTTTGACCATGTGAGTAACTTGGTATACCTGTCTGTTCATCAGCAAGCTGTCTAAACTTGTCAAACATCATCATATTTTCTGTTGATGTGTTTGGAAACTTTACTCCGTGTATCGCTTGTCCTGACATACCTGATTGTCTTCTAAATATTTTTCCGGGATACACTTCAAAACTTTGTCCACCTACTAAAGCAGACTCGTCAATATCAAAAACTAGTGAGCCAGATAATGCTAAGTTATCTATTGCCATTCTCGCATGACCATTCATAATCTGTTGTGAGTCATGCATATTTTCTGCTACACCAACACCAAAGAAACTATAAGGATTCTTTTCATATGGAAAAGCATGATAAGGTATTCTATAAGGTTGGAAAGGATTTAAAACTACTCTTAGTATTTTACCACCACTTGTCCATACATTTACTTGTACTTCATCAAGATCATCTACATTTTCATCTAAGTCTACACCTATGTCTCTTAGATAAGCTGCATCCATACAGCCCCAATATTCTAATACTTCGTGTTGTGGTAAAGAATACTCATCGTTTTCTTCATCTCTTATTTGATCTTCGTAACTACGCTTTTCGTAATCACCACCCATAAGTAAACATTCTCTAATAGCATCTTTATCAAAGTAAGGCATTTTACTTAATGCTCTAAATTGACTTCTGTTTAGTCTATGTCTATGAATTATATATTCACATTCTTCTATTGTTGTGGCTGATGGGTCTGGAAAAAAATCCCATAAGCTAACAAATTCAATTCTAGGTACTCTGACTTGTAAAGGGTTGTAAGTTCTATTTCCTTCTTCGTCTTCATCCCATTTATTTAATGTCTTATTAAAATTAAATGGTCCTTTAATAATTCCTGTGCCTAACATAGCTGCTTCAAACATAGAACTACGAAGTTCCGAAGAACCATTAGATTCATCTATTTGATCATGAATTAATTTTTCCATTCGTCTTGCAGCTTTTTGTGCAGGACTAACTTCTAAATCTGTAGGTAAAGGACTTGCTCCTACTGTATAATTACCTTCTTCTTTTGCTAACTCTTCTAAAAATCTTTCTTG